TGCATCAATTGTAGGACCGACACTAAAAGGACCTGCACTAATTCCTACTCAAATATCAAATTACGGAGAATTTGTTAGTAAATTTGGATCATATACAGATGATTCATATGTACCATTCGTTGTTGAAGATTATTTGAAAGCAGGAAACGTAATTACAGTAACGCGTTTATTGTATGAAGATGGGTATAAATTAACGAATGGTGGTTTAGCAATCCTTGCTGAATCTAGTTCAACGGGTGGAACAACTAAAATTGTAACTCACGTATTACACCCAACACAACCGGTAACAACCGATGGAGCATCAAATGTATTTGAAAAAAGTACTTTAACTTTAGGTACACCTGGAACTAATGGTACATTTACATTGAACCTTTCAGGTGCATTCGCAGCAGCACAAGATTCAGCAATTGGATTTTCATCATTTTTGGCAGGGAATGGTTCGGCTATTCCATTATCAATTGTTAGTACAGACAATAATTATGTGTCTACAACATTAGGTAACTCACCAAAATCAATTCAATATCCAGTTTACGTTCAATATGAAAATCCGACAGCAACATCAGCATTTGCAACATTAGCACATGTAACAATGTCGTTAGCATATTTACCGTCATATGAATTTGTTGAAGATTATAAAACAGCATCAACACCTTGGATCACATCACAAAAACAAAGTGGTACGGCTGTTGACTTGTTCCGTTTCCATACATTGTCCCATGGTACAAATGTTAACTATGAAACAAAAATTGGTATTCGTGACATTGTAACTTTACCAGAAGCAATACCAGGAGAATATCCAACGTTTACAGTTGAGATTCGTCGAGTTAACAACGCAAATTTACCAGCTGCTCAACCTTATTATGGTTTAGTAACTGATACAGATAGTTCACCTGCAATTGAAACATATACAAATGTAAACTTAGATCCAACATCACCTCGTTATATTGCACGTGTTATTGGTGATAAAGTTAGAACAATTGACAATGATGGTAGATTAACAATTTCTGGAGATTATGAAAATTTATCTTCATATGTACGAGTAGAAGTAACAAATGCAGTTAAGAATAAAACAAATAACAATGCATTGATTCCATTTGGATTCCGTGCTGTTACATCTCCTATTCCAAATGCATCTGCATCATTCAATCTTAGACCAGTAACATATACAACTACACAAGTAGGTTCGACAGGTATTAATACTAATACTTATTTTGGATTTAATTTTTCAGTAACAAACAACTTGAATTATTTAGCTCCAACTCCAACATCTGGATCAACAACTGGTAGCAATTCAGATTTCTATTTAGGAGATGTGAGTCAAGATGCAGCATTGGGCTTCCCATCATCTGCACCATATTCAAATTCATTGCAAGGTGCATTGACAGGTTCAACTATGTCTACCAACGTTGCATTGTCAACACGTAAATTCATTGTACCAATGCAAGGTGGCTTCGATGGAGCTAAACCTAACTTGAAAAAATATTCCGGAGAGAATATTACTGCAGCAAATACATTTGGATTTGCATGTAACTCAACTACATCGGCAGGTACAACGGCTTATAATAAAGCATTTGCATTGTTAAGCAATACTGATTACTATGATATGAATTTACTTGTTACACCAGGTATCATTCAAAGTCTTCACCCAATTGTAACAAATGCAGCACGTCAATTGGCAGAAAATCGTCAAGACACATTCTATGTAATGGATTCAAATGCAGCAACAGATTCAATTACAACCGTAATTAATCAAGTTTCAACATTGGATAGTAGCTATACTGCAACTTATTGGCCATGGCTTCAAATTCGTCGTCCTGATACAGGTGTAGCAATGTTTGTTCCACCATCAGTAATGCTTCCTGGAGTATTAGCATTTACAGATCAAAATGCAAATCCATGGTATGCACCAGCTGGTTTGAATCGTGGTAGTTTAACAGCAGTTAGTGCTACAAAAACCAATTTGACACAAGCTGACCGCGATGCATTGTATAATGCTCGTGTTAACCCTATTGCGAACTTCCCTAATGAAGGAGTAGTTGTTTGGGGTCAAAAGACTTTACAGGCTCGTCCAAGTGCATTAGACCGCGTAAATGTACGTCGTTTGTTGATTGCTGTTAAGAAATATATTGCATCTTCAACTCGCTATTTAGTATTCGAACAAAATACAGATGCAACGAGATTGAGATTCTTATCAATTGTTAATCCGTATTTAGATATGGTGAAACAAAAACAAGGATTATATCAATTCCGTGTTGTTATGGATCAATCAAATAACACACCGGACTTAATTGATCAAAATATTTTATATGGTCAAATATTCCTTCAACCAACCCGCACTGCGGAATTTATTATTCTTGATTTCAATATTCAACCAACAGGAGCAAGTTTCCCGGTATAGTAGAATAATAAACATTTTTAAGAAAGGTAGGACTTAGGTTCTACCTTTTTTACTTTGCCGATATTTATATAAAACAAAAAGAGGAACATAATGGCATTAACACCAACATTACCAGATATTAGCCAAAGTGATTTATTTGATAGTGCATTTTCGTGGGAACCGAAATATGCTAATAGATTTATCATGCAATTAGCTGGAACAAATATACCTGCATATCTAATTAAAGCAGCAGCTCGTCCATCAATGACAAATGGCGAGATTGTTTTAGATCATATCAACGTTGACCGCAAGGTTAAAGGAAAAAGCCGTTGGAATGATGTTTCTATCACATTGTATGATCCTATTACAAGTGAAGGTGCACAAAATGTAATGGAATGGGTACGTTTCCACCACGAATCATTAACAGGTCGCGATGGTTATTCATCAGATTACAAACGCAATATAGAATTTTATTCATTATCTGCATTAGGTGAAAAGATTGAAAACTGGACATTGCAAGGTGCTTTTATCTCTGAAGCAAATTTTGGTCAAATGGATTGGGGAACAGAAGAAGCTGTAACAATTGAGTTGACATTGAAATACGATTACGCAATATTACAATACTAAGAATGCATTTATATGGGGGCTAAACACCCCCATTTTTTATGTTCGCACATATTTATAATAAAGTTATAGGAGTTTAAATGAGTGGAATGACAGACCGAATTGCAAATCAAGATTTAGTACAATTAGCAAAGGCTCAATACGAGCAACAAAAGCGTAGTACGATCCCATCAGAAATTATCAAATTAGTAAGTAACGGAATGATGTATCCTATAGATCATCCACTTCGTAACGGAACTATAGAAATGCGTTACATGACAGCATATGATGAGGATATTTTAACTAATCCATCTTATATGCGCGAAGGCGTAGTTTTAGACAAATTATTAGAAGCATTAATTGTAACACCTGTTGATTATTCAACTATTACAAAAATTGACAAAAATGGTTTGATCATTGCAGCACGTATTCTAAGTTATGGAAAAGATTATGATGTCATAGTAATTGACCCGGATACAAAAGCTGAATTAAAACGTGTAGTTGATTTAACTAAATTAAAAAATTCAGAATTTAATTTACAATCAGATGACAATGGTGAATTTGAATATGTATTACCTGATAATACAGTTTTAAAATTTAAATTTTTATTGAATAGCGATGATATTGCTGATATGAAAATTTCACAATTTTTAGAAAAAACAATATGTCAAATCAATGATTCTAGAAAAATAGATGATATTCGCGATTTCATTCGTTACAAATTCTTAGCTATTGAATCAAAAAAATTCAGACAATATATTGTAGAGAATACACCTAGTATTTTAATGTCATATGAATTTGAAGGTGAAAATGGAGGCACCTTCACAGCAGGGTTTCCGCTTGGAACAGACTTTTTTTGGTTTTAAACCAGAAGATCGAGTAACACTTCATGAAAGCCTTTTTAATTTAGTATGGCATGGCGCTGGTAGATGGGACTGGAATACATTATATAATATGCCAGTATATATTCGTAGATTTTGGATATCGAAAATAAATAAAATGCAAGACGACGCTGCATATGCAGCAGACCAAGCTAGAAGAAAAAAGAAGTCTAAACCAAACATCGTAAAATCTCCATTGTAAATATTTATATAAAATGGAAATGAAACGATGCAATCAGAAAATCAGTTAAAGTTAATTAAGCGTTTGAAAATGCAACCTAAACAAGGTGATGTATTCGATGATGTACAAAAACAACTGAAAAGTATTTTTGATCAATATCAACAAGCCGGCAAAGATATTGCCCGAGAAAATGCATTTGGTTTTTTAGCTAAACAAACACAAGACGTTTATGAAAAACTAAATGTATTAGAAGAACGAAATTACAAAGTACAAGCCGGCTTAAAAGTTAGTACAAAAAATGCTGCAAAATTAGGCCAACAATTTGATAAATTGGGTCAAAGTATTGGAGCTAATTCTGATAAATTAAAAACATATTTAGTAGAATTAAACAAAACATTCGCCGGCCAAGCAAAATTCTTTAAATCAGGAGATGTATTTACTACGCAAATTTCAAAAGAAGCGGATCTAATACGAAATAAATTAAAAGTATCTGATGATGCATTTCAAGGATTTTTAAAATTTCAAGTAACTGCAAATAAAGAATCTCAAAAAGGCAATTTAGCTAATCAATTTGTGAATAGTGGAGATGCAGTTGCAACATTGGCTAAAGAAGTTGAAGGATTTTATACTGGTGCAATGACTGATTTGATTGACGGATTAGGATCATTGCCAGCTTCAATACAAGCTACAATGGGTCAATATCCAAAACAATTAGGTTTAGCTGTATTAAAATCTAAACAATTGGGCTTATCTTTAGAAAAAGTTCAAGGCGTTGCTGAAGGTATGTTAGATATCGAAAAAGCAATTGGAGCAGAGATTGAATATCAAATATTATCAGGAGAAGAATTAACAACCACTTCTGGAGAAAGTTTAACTGCTGAATTACAAAAAGCAGCTATACAACAAGATGCAAATAAACAAGTTGATTTATTAACTGATTTTTTAGGAAAAAATGGTGAGAAATTAAAAGATAATATTTATTTAGCAAACCAAGTTGCAGATATGTTTGGATTAAGTAAAGATGAATTATTCGGCGCATATCAACAACTACAAGCAAATCAAGAAATTTCTGATAAGTTATTTAAAACTCAAACTAGCAACAACGCAGTTTTAGCAGGTCAATTTGATAAACAAGCTAATAAAGACGATCAACGAACTCAAATAGAAATACGTCAAGATGAAGCACAACAAGCACAAGCTAAACAAATATTAGAAACATATGGTACTCCAGAGAAAATGGCTTCAGCAGTACTACACTTAGCAGATATGAGTCAAGACATGCAAATTGCAGCATTAAATAATGCAGACAAACTAGCATCAACATTTACAAATAATAAATTTATGGATTTCGTCTTTGGAGCGGGAGGCTTTGCTAAAACATTGAAAGATGCATATGATTATGTTTCCACCGGTAAAATCGAAGGAGCTAAGGAAGCGCTAGGCGAAAGCACTGGCATTACAGCAGAAAAAGATATTTTTATTCCAGGTAGCGGTACCGGTAATATTGTACGAGGTCCAAAAGGATCTTTTGCATTAGATCCAGATGATGATATAATTGCAATGCCAAATGCACGACAGGCTCTAGCAAATCGAGGTGGCGGAGATACATCGGCTGTAATAGCAGCATTAAAAGGAATGTCATTTCATGTTACAAATGTATTTGATGGCGATAAAATACGTTCAAGTTTACAAATTCGTCAAGGACAACAACTTAACAATACTAATATAGTATAAGAAACGAGATATAAAAGATGCCAACACAAACAGGAATATACAATTGGACATACCAAAATCCATATGGTAGTACTACGTTTCCCACATCTACTAGTAATACTAGTCCTATTCTGTATGGTAATACTACATTTCCTACAACGAATAATGGCATTAGTCCTAATGAATACGGAAATACCATATTTCCTGGATCCATTAATGTTCCAGTTCAATCATTATATGAAGATACTATAACAATAACAACACCTCCGGACAAATTTAATCGTGACGAAATTGATCCAGCAACAAATAATCAACCTGGATCTACATATGTAAATCGTTTCGATATTGTTCAAAACACTGGAAACGTTGTACCGGGATCAATTTTCGGAAAAGTAGGGCTTAGAGCCGCTGCTGGCGGATTTTCGGGTATTGGAAATCCAATATTATCACAATTATCGCCATTGATACCAACGTTATTTAAAAAAGGAAACAATGATCAACGAGGTGACAATTTAGATCAACCATATGCTATAATGCCCTTTGAACGAAAAAAACAATTGATCAATTGGAATTTAACTAAATACAAAGATTTTCGATCTTTCAAAGGTAATATATTCAATATAGACAATATAAGATTAGACGGCGCATCAGCAGCATCCCGCGGAGCATTTAATTCTGATGCAGGAGGCACAACAGTTAGTTCGTTGTATGCAGCTGCATCTGTGATCCCAGGTGGAGCTTATACAGCATTCAATTTAGAATCTATATATGGTTGGGGGAATCAAGGGTCTCCGGAAGCACTTCGAAGAGACTTTACTATTAGAAGCAATGTAGCTACCCGTTGGAAATCTGGTACTAAACCTGCTGATGGAAAATGGGTACCAACTAACAATCCAATTGAGCGAGGAACTGAATTTCTTGGAGATAAAATTTCAGTTATTGATTTTAGTAAACGAAAATTAAAAGATGCATATATATGGAAACCTCAATGGTTTGCTGGTACTGAAAAATGGAAAGGTTTTAATGATTTCATATCATCAACTGATTTAACTCGAGATTTTATAAAATTTTATTTTACTGGTCCTAAATTAAATGCTGGAAATAAAGATGATGCTGATGATATCATAGTATTCCGAGCAATAATAGATTCATTCTCAGATACACATTCGCCGAGTTGGACCGCAGTTCCTATGATTGGTAGAGCTGATCCAAATTATACATATACGGGATATTCTCGCGAAGTAAATTTATCATTTACTATTTATGCTACATCGCGTGATGAAATGAAACCTATATACCGAAAATTGAATGCATTAGCTGGATATACAACACCAGATTATTCTGCAGATACAATTGCAATGAAATCACCATGGATGCGAATGACAATCGGTGATTTATTAGTACAACAACCAGTAATTATAAATAGTTTAGCATATACATTTATCGATGCAGACACAACATGGGAAATTAACGTTGAACAAGATCCTACGATGATGCAAGCTCCGCATAAAATATCAGTTTCTTTAGGATTAAATGTATTAACAGATTGGCTTCCAGAAAAAGGCGGCAAGTTTTATTCATTGGCTAAATCATTCTCTAGTAATGGTACGCCACAAGAAGGAGGCGATAATTGGTTAAGTGATACTCCGGGAACTGATCAGAACATAAAAATAAAACGTGAGCGAGGCAGAAAAGAAAATCCAACATCTACATCTACTACTAACGTTAAAGATAATACTGAATCTACAGAATTAAGTCGAAGAGAAATCAGACAGATAGCCAGAAATTTGCCAAATGGTAGTTTAATTTAAAAATTTTAACTTATGAATAGATATCAAAACTCAGCAACTATATTAGATCGAAACGGCAAACGTCGTAAAGCTACTATCATATTACCAACACCGGAAGTGTCTACAACGGATACTTATATACGAACAACAACGGTTGAACGTTTAGATCTATTAGCTTATGCATTTTATAATGATGTAACATTATGGTGGGCTATAGCAGCAGCAAATGGTTTAGGAAAAGGTTCAATGTATGTTCCTACAAATTCATTATTACGAATACCAGATATAGCATCAATTGATCAACAAACACAAACATTAAATACAAATAGATGAGTGCAATATTTTATTCACAAGTAAATAAATCAGTTCAAGATGAATTGATTGAACGTGGCGCTGCCGGTACTGCAAATAGAACTACTAAAGCATTAGATTATATGCTTGGTAAAATAACGAATGTGCAGATTGAAGCATTTGATAGTAAACCAAAACCCGGTCAATCGATTATGAAAACAGAACAAGGCTTTGGATTATTAGGAGGCTTTTCCGTACGTGGTAATGCATATATGCCATCGAGTGAATTCGGATATTTAAATGATAAAGTTAGACCGGCTAATCGAATCCCCCCAATCATTACGGATGTATCAATTGCAATTAATGATCAATCTAAATCATATATAAACAAAGCATCTGTATCAATATTAATATCAGATGCTGATACTGATTTAGAAGAAATGGAACAAGTATATTGTAAACCCGGACGTTACGTACGAATCATATATGTAATGCCAGATTCTGCAATATTATCATCGAGTCCTCTTTTACAGGATGATGGACTTCCATCAACCGATTTCTTAAAAAAACAATATCCAGATGTAGATTTAAGTAATTTACGTAAAATGAATGAATTTTATTTTCAAGGACGCATATCTACCTTTTCATATTCATATAATGCAGATGGTTCTATTTCATTGACATTTGAAGCAATAGGGACTAGTAATACATATGCAGATATAGGTGTTTATATTAAAAACGAAAAACAACCAACTGAAACTGAAGAAAAACCTGCAAATCAAGTTGGCAATTTATATACATTGTTAAGTGATGAAATAAATACAGTTATTGCTGCAAAACAAAAAGACAATATAACTGAATTTGAATTTTTATCTAACGGCACAACTGATCAGGGAATATTAGTTGGAATTCCATATACTATCGGTAATAGTACAACACCAGGTACAGAACGTATGATGTCATTAGGTTATTTGATTCAATTTATTAATAGCAAATTAATGGAACAAGTCGGTGCTAGTATTACATGTAATGATACAATTTGTAAAAGCAATTTATATGAAAAATTAGTATCCGCAGATCCGCAAAATGTATTGTTATGGCGCGGCAAAGCTGATATTCAATCTGATACATATTCCTGGGATCACAGTACCGAATTGGCTAAATCTAGAGGCTATACGCAAACAAGACAATGGTTACCAAATATAACATCTGCAAATGCAGCATCTCCCGGATTTTCGGACGGTACTGATGCATATCCATCTCGTATTTATATTAATATAGAACTAATTAGAAAAATTATTACTGATATTAAAGATGATCCAACTATTAAAAATTTATTAATACATTTAAGTGACGCAATACGTATTAATACGGGTAATGCAATTAACATGGTATTAGTACAAGATCCACTTATATCAGATGCTTTGATTTATTGTGATGCAAATTATGTAAAAACGAATGTCAATATTTTTGAATTTACATTGCCGGCATTTGCAACGAAAACGGGTAGATCGGTCGTACGAGATTTTTCATTGACATCTAATGTTCCAAACAGCGTAAAAAACATGATATTTGGAATTGACTCATGGGATACTGGAAATCAAAAACAAACAGCATTTAATCCATATATTTATGCAGATGGCGAAACTAGAACTAAATTAGCTAATGACTGGAAACGAAAATATACTGAAACTAGTATAAATTTATCAGATATAAAATATGAAAAAGTTCAAAAGCCAGTAGATCCCGAAACCATAAAAAAATTGCAAGATATTTTAGCTAAATACGTTACGTGGTTTACTCCGAATATAGAGGATTCGATGCAACTAAATAAATCTATATTTCCAATGGAATTAGAATTTACAATTGATGGCATCAATGGATTAAAATATGGAGATGTTTTGAGTTTCGATGGTTTACCAAAACGTTATACAGAATCTTTTGTATTTACTATTTTAGGCATCACTCACGCTGTATCAAACGAAGGTGAATGGACTACACAAGTTAAATGTAATCCTAGAATAAGAATTAAAGGAAAATAATGAGACGTAGATTACATTATACTCCGAACCAAATAACAAATAATTTGTATACAACTGGTTCACAATGGATGCTCGAAAATGAAACGGAATATATAGGGCCATATCACACCTATACTACCGGTGAAGTTTTTACGCAAACAGAATGGAATGCTCAAACATCCAAACAATTGTTTCCAATTGTACTAGAAAATCCTGCAACTAAACAATATAAAACTTTGAAAACAATTCAAACAGCATTTCAAAGTCCTATTAAAGCATTTCCAACAATTACAGTAAGTGATAGAACAGCAGGATTCATTACACGTTATTTTTTAAAAAAATACAATCAACCAGAACTCATTGAAATTGATTCAACTCAATATACGGAATGGCAGTCTAACAAAATAGATCGCAATCTATATATCGGTACATCACTGAAATGGCAAATAACAGGACCGCTTACCACCGAAACAAAAAATGGTGCAACTGTTTTAAGTGTTGCTGCACAAAACATACAAACAATTCAAACTGCACAATTAACAATGCCGGAGATATCTGCATTGCTACAAAATCCTACACAATATTATACTGACATTGATTTCGTTGCACCGAAAGACATCAACGGATTGGATTCTTGATAAATTTTTCTTATTATATCCATAATGATAGTGGATTGTATAGAAGATGTATTGAGTACAATTAAGTACATACAAGGTCGCAAAACTTTGTTAGTGCCCATATTTTGTAGTCCATCGCTTCATGCAAGTATCAATCCGTTATGCGCAATATACATTTATACGGAAGATGATATAGAAAGATTGATTCCTATTCGTCATACTGAACAACTAAGGGGCTTCCCTGAACATGTAAGTGCTTTTTTAGAATTGGAGAATATCTTTGTTCATGACAAGAAGCAGTGGCTTCAAATAGGAGGTAATGGGTCTGTATTAGATGTGAAGGCATTGTGGTGGTATACATATAATGAAGCATATGATGAAGGACATTATCCAACAGCTGCTCATCAATTTTATTGGAGACGGCATCAAGGTTTAGCTCAAGTTAATGCAATTGTTCCAATGCAACAACATTTAGCAATGTGTCAAAAGATTCGTCATTATGCTTGGCCAATGTGTATGAATGCAGAACAGACACAATCATATTTACAATTCAATGCACAATATCCACAAGTATTTGCAATGATTGAACAAGTCGGTTTGCAAGTAACGGATGATTTTAGAATGCCAGAATTGATTAAAGATGATCGCGTTTATTCGCAGTATAATTATTATACAATGACAGGTCGACCTAGTAATGCATATCGAGGATTCAACTTTGCTGCAATGAACAAAGAAGATGGTACGAGAGCAGCATTTTGTAGTAGATTTGCAAATGGTGCATTAGTTGAAATGGATTTTGATTCATATCACGTTAGATTGATTGCACGTTTAATTGGTTATGATTTACCTACATCATCTATACATGATTATTTAGGTAGATTTTATTTTGGCACTGATGAATTAACAGACGAACAACGAGATGAAAGCAAACAAATAACATTTCGATTGTTATATGGAGGCATTGATTCCGAATTTTTATCAATTCCATTCTTTCAAAAGGTAAATACATTTGTATATGATCTTTGGGCAAAATGGAAAGCAAAAGGACGTATTGAAACTCCGATATTGAAACGACCTATTACCAAGGATATGGTAAAAAATATGACAGCAAATAAATTGTTTAATTACTATTTGCAAGCAACAGAAACAGAAGTATCCGTACAAAAATTACAACAAGTACAAGACATATTAAAAGAACGCGAAACGGTTATGATACTTTATACATATGATTCAGTATTATTTGATGTACCCGTAACTGAAGCAAAAGAATTGCTACCTAATATCAAAGAAGTATTAGAGCAAGGCAACTTTCCGGTAAAATGTAAAGTTGGCAATATTTATGATAAAATAAAAACTATATCTTTATGAACATTGATTTAATTTTAACAGAGTGGTGTTTCCGATTGCCCAAGGGTTATCCTACATGTAGTAAAGATTACGAAGTATTATACAACGTAATTTTAGAAACTGCAAAAGTTACTCCAGAGTATGCCCGACAAATTGTAGAACGCGCGCAAGGTTTACGAAATCAAGTTATCACAGAATCAATTGAACTTAACTCTATACAGAATGCACCATTAATTGATGCAGTTACTGAAGCAAATAAAATTGAAGATTTTAAACAATTTTTAAGTTTATTGCCGGTTGAAGCAGATGCAATTACATTGAAATATTTAAATAAACTTTCATATGAAAGAGCATCGGAGTTTGCTGAATTATTATATTCAGGAAATGATATCAACGAACAAACCATTAATGCAGTAAATTATAGATCTGGCGTTGGATTTGAAATGTTCAATTTAGAACCAAAAGGAATGGGTAAAGGTGAAATATTTTTAGCTGCAGCATTCCGCGGCGCACAAGCTCAAGGTGGTGGCCAATCATTTGACTTATTATCAAATAACCAAAAATTTGAAGTAAAAGATTATCGAATTGGAAAATCAAAATCAATACGATTAGGAACAAAAGGTAGTGTTACTAGATTTAAATTTTGGGATGAAATTGTAACCACATTGAAACGTTTAGATCAATTGCGAGGTACTATGGAAAATCCAAAATTTAATTTCCATAAATATTTTCATCAGGAATTATTAGATGCAGTTGCATATTTAGATAATCGCCGAGAATTTATCTTAGCAGGTAATTTGAATATGAAAGATAAAATGTATTTAGATCAATTTTATCGAGAAGCAAATTCAATAAATTCAGAAATACAAGGATACACTAACGTTATTTTACGTGGTCCGAATGCAACTCCGGTTGAATTATCAATTCAGCCAATGACTAAATTAAGTGATGGTTCAATTGTTATCAAACCAATTGATGATGGAAGTCAAGATATAACATATATTAACGCTGAATTGCGACGTTTAAAATATGTACGTAATCCTAGCGAATTAGATGTAGATTTGCAACAAGCAGTTGATCAAATTGTAGGAGAAGATTTACAATTCATTGTTTTTAGAAGAGATAGAGTAAATGTAACAAGCGATTTCCGTTACGTAGTAATTGATGCAGGTAAAATACGAATTATAGAAAAAGATATTATTCCTGAGGATGTTGAAAATGATAGCGATTTAGAATTATATGAGGATTAATATTGAAAACACAATTACTTTGCACCTTTGCACATAGATCAGATTTAAACATAGTAACAGAATACATACAGCAAAGTTACATCATTCCAGAACAACGAATTTTCATATTCGCAAATGCAGAATCTGCAGACAATTTATATTGCACATATAATGCAGATGCAGGAACGCAACGCGGACAGAATACAATTAGCATTCACCGTAAAAAAGAAACTAATACATTGTATACAGTTAATGCACTTAATCAAATTATAAAAGCAGTTAACAATGGTGTATTAGATAAGACATTCCAATTAGATTGGAGTATTTATCAAAATTCATTTATACTTACTGACGAAGCTGGTTATCGTGTTATTGATTTAGTATTCTTCAAGAAAATTTCTTGGAAGTAATATTTATTATAGTATAAAGGTTGATATGATAAAATTAAAAAACATACTTGCAGAAAGTGAAGAATCAGATAAAAGATTCGCAGAATATATATATAAAAGTTATTTAGAAGATGCGAATCAGTCATATTCTGCTGCAGGAGTTGCATATATGATTATGATGGATAGTGATTCTAAAATTCCACCTGTATATATTAAAAATGTTATGAAAAAATATTATAACATGGATTTAAAATAAAAACAAAAAAACTTAACTAATTACTTTGATTTACCCCATTAATTATCTATATTATAATTAATAATTTATATTTTTATTTACTTAATTAACAAAGGAGCACTTATGGCACTTAACCTCGACGCTATCAAAGCGAAGTTGAATCAGTTAAACAAATCTGATGACAAAAAACAAAATTTGTGGAAACCTGAAGCAGGTAAAACGCGAGTAAGAATTGTACCTTACGTTCATCGCAAAGACAATCCATTTTTAGAACTTTATTTCCATTATGATATCGGTAAGAGATCTATGTTATCTCCTATCACATTTGGCAATGCAGATCCAATTGTTGAGTTTGCTGACAAACTTAAGAAAACTGGTGATAAAGACGAATGGCTAATGGGTCGCAAAATTGAACCGAAAATGAGAACTTATGTTCCTGTAATCGTTCGTGGTAAAGAATCTGAAGGAGTTAAATTCTGGGGATTCGGTAAACAAATCTACACTGAGCTTTTATCAATTATCTCTGATGCAGATTATGGTGATATTACAGACTTAATGAATGGTCGTGATATTGACGTAGAATTTACACCAGCTGAAGGCGGAGCTTTCCCTAAAACAGCAATCCGTGTTAAACCAAACACACAACCTGCAACTGAAGACAAAGCAATTGCAGAGAAAATTATGAATCAACCAGTAATCACTGATTTGTTCCCTGAGCCAACTTATGAAGAACTAGAAAATGCTCTTAAAGAATGGATGAATCCAGAGAATGCAGATTCAGATGTTGAAGAAGAAGAAACTTCAGCACCAGCAGCACCTGAAAAAACCGCAAAACCAATTGCAGGTAAAGTTGAGGATGTTGCATCAGCATTTAATGATTTATTTAATTAATAAGGAGTCTACATGGCAAAGAGTAAAAGTAAACTGGAACTAGAAGACAGTCTAGCAAATACATTAGCAGATAGTATTAACAAGCAATTTAAAGGACAAAATCTTAAGACTGCGTTCTTTTTAGATGGCGATGAAGATTCTCCAAGCAATGTATCAGAGTGGATTTCGTCAGGTTGCTCGATGCTTGATTTAGCAATTTCAAACCGTCCCTATGGTGGATTCCCGGTGGGACGGATCACTGAAGTTACCGGATTAGAAGCATCTGGTAAATCATTATTAGCAGCACATACATTAGCAGAAACGCAAAAGAAGGGCGGATTGGCTGTTTATATTGATACAGAATCTGCTACGAGTTCCGAATTCCTAACGGCTATTGGTGTTGATTTGAAAACAATGCTTTATGTTCCATTAGAAACAATTGAAGAGATCTTTGAAACGATTGAAACAATTGTAGAAGGAGTTCGTAAATCAGATAAAGATCGTTTAGTGACAATTGTAGTAGACTCAATAATGGGTGCATCTACAAAAATTGAAATGTCAGCTGAATATGATAAAGATGGTTATGCAACATCAAAATCAATCATCTTATCAAAGGCAATGCGTAAAGTAACCAATTGGATTGCACGTGAGCGTATTTGTCTTATCTTTACAAATCAATTACGTACTAAATTAGGCGTATCATTTGGAGACCAATGGACAACAGCAGGTGGTAAGGCAATTCCATTCCACGCATCAGTTCGTCTTCGTCTTAAAAATACAGGAATGATTAAAGCCAAAGTTAATGGCGTAGAACAAGTTGTTGGAAGCAAAACAAATGTGCAGGTAGTTAAGAACCGTATGGGTCCGCCGCATCGCAAAGTAGATTATGAAATTTACTATGATAGTGGTATTGACAATTTCGGTGGTTGGTTATCAATCATGAAGAATTTTGATTTAGTTAAACAATCAGGTGCATGGTATACTTTAGAAGATATCGATCATGAAACCGGAGAAACGTTTGGCGAATTAAAATTCCAAAGTAAAGATTTTGTTGAAAAGGTTATTAATAACCCGGAAGCAAAAGATAGGTTATATAAAAGAATTTGCGATGCTTACATATTCAAATATCAAGCTGGAATTGATGGTGGAATTGATGATGTAATAATCACAGACGAATTCGTTGATGAAGAAGGATAATGAATAAGTATCAACAATTATTTAAAGAGTTACAACAAGAAAGAACTTCAAGCCCGTCGAATGTAAATGATCATCTCATGGTATTCGACGGCTTGAATACCTTTATTCGTAGTTTCGGAGCTACACCTGCATATAATGAAGATGGTGACCATATCGGTGGTATTACTGGATTTTTATATTCAGTTGGTAAAACTGTAAGGGATTTCAAACCCACTCGTTGTATTATCGTATTTGATGGTAGGGGAGGCTCCGCAAAACGAAAAAAGATTTATGGTGATTACAAAGCAAATAGAGCTAATAAAACTAAATTGCGTCGTCATGATCATCATGATTCAACAATTGAAGATGAACAAGAATCAATGCGACATCAATTTAGTCGATTAGTTTCTTATTTAGATTGTCTTCCGGTTACATTCATGGCAATGGACGGAATTGAGGCAGATGATGCAATTGCATATATTGCACAGATGTATGAAGAAACATGTAAGAAAATTACAATTGTTTCTACGGATAGAGATTTCTATCAATTAGTAGATCATAGAATTCAAGTATGGTCTCCTATTAAAAAGAAAATGTATGATCAACAAGCAGTTATAGACGAGTTTGGCGTTCATCCTAATAATATGGTTATTTACCGATCATTTACAGGTGATGCTTCTGATAATATTCCAGGAGTGCATGGCATCGGTCCTAAGACTATTTTAAAATTAGTTCCTGAATTAGCAAAGCGTGAAGAATTTACGGTCGATGCATTGTTTGAAAAAAGCAAAGACAATTTAAAGGAATCAAAATCATATCAAAAGATACTTGATAATTCTAGAATAATTGAACAAAATTATCGTTTAATGAATATCAAACTTTTAGATATCCCAGCAAATACTGCTAGCAAGATTAGAGGTATCATGGAACAACCAGTATCGGGTTTAGATAGATCAGAATTTCAACGCTTATTCTATGAGGATAAGATGTGGGCTATTATGAAGAACTTGCCAGAGTGGTTGAACAATACTTGGTTGTCTTTAGCAGCTTTTGCAAAACAAACACAAAAATAATTTGATTTTGAAATCATTTTTATTATAATCATTATATGACAGACAAACTAAGTGAATACGGATATGGCTTTCAAGTTAAAGTCTTGGCGGCAATGTTCACGGATAGATTATTTTTACAGCAAATTGCAGATATCATTCAAGCTGATTATTTTGAATCAGATGCGAATAGTTGGTTGTTAGATGTTATATTAACACATTTCAGAGAATATAAATGTCCTCCGTCAAAAGATGTACTTAAAGTAAAAGTTACGGAGATTGATAATGATATTTTAAAGACAGCAATTCTAGAACAATTGAAAGAAGTATTCCGATTTATGGAATCGGATGATCTTACTTTTGTTAAAGATGAAATTTTAAAGTTTTGTAAGAATCAAGAAATCAAAAGAGCAATTATGGATTCAGTTAACCTATTAAAGATGGGTAACTATGATGAAATAAAAAGCAAAATTGATGGTGCTATGAAAGCTGGTGCTGATACCAATATTGGATTAGAATATAAAGCAAATATTTCAGCTCGTTATGCGGAAGCATCTAGACATACAATTACAACAGGTTGGGATGTTATTGATGACTTAATGGATGGAGGATTAGCTCCAGGTGAATTG